CGGTGATTCGCCTCAATAAATTCCCGTGCGTCTTTCTGGTCAATCTGACGCACATCCAATGGCCCCCACTGTTTCAGCATAGTGCCGCGCAGAACGCGACTCATGTTCTCAAGGCCCAAGCGTTGCAGCTCGTTATCATTCTCCAAGTACCCACCGCGAACCAGAGCCTCCCCGTTATCGAACCAGAACGGTTGCGGCATCGTGTCGGGATAATGCTTTTCAATCTCCATGTTTGCTCTCCTGTAAGCCGCCCCCGAAGGGGCGGCGTTGTTGTGTTAGGCCGCGACCGCAGTCGGTTGCGACTTGAACCCGTAGATGAAGTCCCAACCTGCGCTGGTCAACTCCACCTCGTGGAAGTTGTAGTCGATCCGACCAGTGTCTGGATCGAGCCAGCCCCAAGATTCGGGTCGGACGTACCGAATCAGCCCACGAGCCAACAGGGACTTGAGAACCATAGGGTGATGCCCTTGGTACTTGATCCCTACCTGCACCTTGGCGCTTGTGCGGTAACGGTTGTGGTAAATGGCGACCTCGGAGATGAGGTCGATTTGGTTGGCAGTTAGGTTTGGCATGATTGCCTCCTTGGTTGGTTAGTTGATACTGACAAACCGTTTTGGCTTGTCGCTATCAACTCAACTGTCTGTTGCCTTGCGGCGTTTTGTGAGGTCTCTCCCCCACTCGGTATCAGGCTTCCTTGTCCTTCAGTCGCCCCCGCCAGAGACATAATTATCGCATACCCTAATCGGGTATGCAACCCTAAAAGGGTACTAATTAGAAAAAAAAATGGAGTTATTTTTCCGAGTCTGAATCGTCGCGGGGGAACCAGACATCGACACTTGATTTGCAGTTAGGGCAATGCAGGTTTGTGAGAATCAGGTATTCGGATGCCATAAAAGGCACTGAATCTTCAACATCATGGTCACCGCCTTAGATCAGCTCGGTTTGGCAATGCCAGCACTTCATTCAGGCGTTCTGTTCGATGGATTTGGAGAGGTCAGAACGTCGGTAGAGTTTCTTGCCCATGTGCCGGATGCACATGATTCCCGATGATTCCCGTTGTCTCCTGAACTGCTGGTAGGACACCCCACAATAGTGTGCGGCCTCCTTTTCGGTCAGGTAGTCTTTGCCCCGTAGGTCGCTCATCGACGCTCCACAGGCGTTACCCAGCGTCCCGTGACGCGACACTGGCGCTTGGGAGCCTCTGACACCAAGCCATTCCTCTTCATACCATTCACGCGCCCTGAGACAGCGTTGATCTCAAGCCCGGTAAGGCGGCTGATTTCTTTGAGGGTGAGATCGGTGGAGAGTTCCTGATCCTTTAGGCAGTTCAGGATTTGACCGACTTGGGTGTCGCCTTTGCCGGAGTTCTTGATGTCTCGGTAGGCGAGGGTGCTAGTAATTCTTGGCATGGTAGTCTCCTAAAAAGGTATCGGATCATCAAAAGGGATACCATCTCCCTCGGGCTTTTTTTTGATCGACTCGATCTGAGCCGTTTGAAAAGATGCCATTGCTTGAAACATCTTCTGTTCTGAGGACATCAACTCGGGGGTCAGGTGTTGCAAATCCTTCGAGGTGAACTCCATTGGGTCAGCGTCCCAAGCGTTCTTGGTGGCGTTCACAAAGACCTTCTTGTCCTCAGTCACGTAGACGATCTTGGGAGCCTCCTCGTCCATCTTGACGGCAGTGCCAAATGGCACGAGGTCGGGGATGAAGATGTGATCTCCGCATCCCTGGCGTTGCTTCTTGATGCCAATCGTCTGCTCATGACGCTCACAGCGCCAAGCGCCACGGTGTACGGTCTTACCCGGAGCACCGGCGATTTCCTCAAGGACCGGGGTAGAGAAGGCACAGGTGCGACAGTTAACCTGGGCCACTTTGTCTCCGTGACAGGTCTCAGAAAAGTTGCACCAACGACACTGGAAGTAGTCGGACTTCTTTGAAATTTTTGGTGGGGCTTCTTCGCTTTGAAGAATACTCTTTACTCTGTTCTTAAAAAACTTAAACGCGGCAGCATCGTAGTCGGTGCGACAGCTCGTGATGTCCCGGCCTCCAGGTGTCGCTACCGTCAGGTAGTGGCGTTTCAATTTCGTGTAGCCCATGTAGAGCTGGGCTTGGGCGAAGTAGGTCGTGTCCCACTGCTCTAATGCTTCTTTCTCACCCGAGCCTTTAAGCTTGTTCAGTTTGTTGAACTTGGCCTGATTGACGCACTTGTGCTCCCAGATGTGCATGGTCTTAGGGGCCACGGCGACTCCGGTTATCGCGCCGTCAGTGTGACCAAGGAAGTGACCGTTGAAGTCAGCGACCTCGAACTGTGAGCCGTCTGCATAGCCGGTCTCTAACTTGATTCCTTTGACCGCTCGAAGGCGCTTCGCCATCAGGTCTTCATCTCGGTGGCCGTCTTCAAACCGGCGCAGCGTTGCTGCGTCGAAGTGTTCGGGAAACGCCCACCGCCATCGATACCAGATCTTTCGTTCGCAGTCCTCACCGGCCCCGGACATTCCAAGATAGTTCCGGGCGCTGGGTGGGTTAGCCTGAACGATGGCTTGATCGACGGCCTCCAAGGTTTTGTCAATTTCTAATTCAACCTTCATCGTTTCTCCTCTGGGCCAAAAACGAGTTCAATGAAATTTGCATGAGCATCGGAAAGTGCTTCCATGAACTTGAATCTCGGACCCAGCCGGTGCAGACCAAATGCTGGTGGGTGTTGACCCCACTCTTCTGATTGCCATGCGATAACGAACTTGTCCCAGCCTGGCTCGTACTGAAACTCGATTGAAACGTCAGACGGTAATTCGTATATTTTTTTCATCGTTTCTCCTTGAGGTTAGACCCCACTGCCCACCTACGGCGACCAAGCCTTTTCAAGTGAACTTAAGGCAGCGGGGTCTTTATTGATCAGTCAGCAGCAACCATGCTGTTGCAGCCACTGCCGGTACTTGTCCGTTTCCAAGGGCTTTAAGTCTGTCCACCCGAGAGGCCACCCCATGAGCCACTCGACCCACATCGGGTTCAGTTGACCACCAGTACTCGTTTCCACTCCCTTCCCATCCAGTACCGCGTTCGGTAAGGCATCCATCGCTCTCGACTTGCCGTCCTTCCGGGTCAAACTTTCTGTCGTGTAACCGCCCTTGTAATCTCGGGTTGTCGGGGTGGGGAACATCCGCTCCGGGTTGAAGACTGCCGCCGTCAGGTTGTTCTGGTGATCCTCCCGCCATCGCTTCGTCGCCTTGTTGGAGTCTTGAACTGTCGGGGTAGGCCACATCTTCTTTTCCTCGAACTCCACTGCATCGGCTAATCCCGCCCCGAAGGTGTTGTCCGGCTTGTTCTTCTTCCGAAGGATGTAACCGCCCATACCATTCTTCTCCACCCTCTCCCCTTGAGGGGTATGCCAGTCGCGAGCTGCCGGAGTCGGCCAGTTGTGCATATTGCTCACTGCGTCCCGAAGGTTGGCCGGTTGACTGCGACCTGGACGAGCCACTGTCGCCTCCTTGTGCAATGCTTCCGGTGACTTCGGTGGAAGACTGTCCAGAGTGTTTGGGGTAGGCCACATCGTTTGACCAACTACGGTTTCCAGATTCGGAAACCTGTTCTCTGCCCACGCTGATTCCGGGGTGATCGTTGAGGCCATTGCCGAGTTCGCCCTTGGGGTAGGCCAGTATCCAGAGTCTCTTACGCCTGTGTGGGGCACCCACATCGTCTGCTCCGAGCACACACCATCTTGCATCGAACCCTGCTTGGGCCAACGAAGAGAGGATTTCGCCAAAGTATCCAGAATTAAGCAGACCTGGGACGTTCTCCAAGAGTGCGTATCTGGGTCGAACATCGCGAATACATTGGAGCGTTTGCGGCCACTTGTTCCTCTCATCGTCTTGTCCTTTTTTCTTTCCAGCAACTGAGAATGGTTGGCAGGGAAACCCTGCTGTAACCACATCGACAAACCCCGCGTATTTTTTAGCGGCACCGGACTCGATGAAATCGTCAATGTCTCCGAAGATTGGGGCTTCGTCGAGGAAGCCGTCTTGGATTCTTTGTGCGAGGACTTGCTGACAGTATTTATCCCATTCGACATAGCCTACGGTTCTCCAACCTAAAAGTTTTGTGCCGAGAACACCGCCCCCGGCACCAGTAAAAAGCGATAATTCATTCATACAGTGACCCAAACGAACAACGTGATAAGGGAGACAACAAACCCAGTGATGATCGCCACAAGTTGTGTGGCGACCACCAAGCTAGTTGCTTCTTCACTCAGCGGGTTGCTGTTCTTGGTCACTGGTGCTGGTGGTATCAGCATCGTTCGTTGCTGTGCCGGAGCTGGAACCACCACCGACCTCAACGCAACCGCTCATATGAATGACGATGATCAGAGCCATTCCAATCGCGTAGAACCAGCCAAAAAATCTTTTGCCTGTTTTAGTCATCCGTTTTTTCCTCGTGGTTCAGGTGAAAGCCAGTGCGAACTGTGTGGTCACCTACCGTTGCAGAAACGTACCCAGCACATCCGCTCACAAGAAAGAGCACAGTCAGCATTAGGTAAGCGGAAATTAAGAACTCCCAAGAAATAATTTTTCCCATCAGTTTTCTCCGTTTATCGCGGGATAGCGCGTTGGGTTTCTTCATCGATTTGTTGATAGGCATTTGAAGAAATGATGTCGAGTCTTTCAGAAAAGATTTCTAAGGTTTCAGACCAATACTTCAGGCCCATCGCGAAGTCCGACCAAAGATCAGGGTCGGGGATCTTTTCTCTCTCTTTGTGAGTCACATCAAGCCAGGCGAGAAGTTCCTTTCTGACTTCGTTGAAGACCTCATCGGCCTCTCGACCGTTGTCACGTTTCGATTCAGAGGTCATCATCGAGCCACCATTCAAGGATCGCAGCGGGGACGCAAATTAACGCGCCCCAGCCTATAAAGACCAACAAAAGAACTATCAGGCTCTCGATCATTGCGCCCAAGGCGCTGTGCCTTTCGGCGTAGCGTTCCCGGAAGAGGGTGCAGAAGACACCAACCGCCTGTAACCTTTGACGGCGTTGAACTCACCGTCCGGGATTAGCCGAATCTCAAGAGAGTGACCTTCAACGTCGGAGGTATCAAGCACTCGCGCTAAACCCACAGCACGACCCATCGACCTCATCTCGTTTTCAGCAATTTCCCGCACTTTCTCGGTTGAATGACCGAGGTTGTACCAACTGTTGACGGTGCGACCGTTCTCTACGAGGAAGGAGATTTTTACGGCAGCATCTCCGGCTTGGGTCGTTACGTCCTCGGCAGAGGTGATCTTTGCCGAGTACCATCCAGCCGGTAACGGCTCAAAGGTGATGGTCTCTTCTTCTTCAGGGATTTCTAGGTCTAGTTTCATGGGCTACTCCTATGCAGCTTTTTTGGGGGTGGAAATTTTCTTGCCCTCAATCTTCTTCTTGATCGAAGCCAGTGAGGGTTGTTCAAACAGGTCAAGGCGACCACTACGATCCTTCGCGTCGTACTGCTCGTCGCGGTTGCACTGAAGCCAGTGCTGAAGGTTGCCGTCGTTGTCTTTAAAGACGCGCATTGAGCCGACGAGATCGAAGTAATGGGGAATTGCTGGTCCTAACTTCTGACCGGGCATCCCAGGCTCATAAAGCATCTGCCCTTGTGAGTCATCCTTCGACCTTGCTTGCTTGCAAGTCATCAAGACGTTCGCGTTCGGCAGATCGCGAAAGCCCTTGATGAGATCTGTCATCACCGCGTTGAGTTCACCGTAGGCTTTCATCGCCATCTTGGTGTTTTTCATCTCCTCCGCGAGAACGGTCTCTGCAACCTCAGAGATGGAGTCAACACAAACCCAAGGCGGTGGGCCTTCGGTTTTTAAATAGGTGAGAACTTCTTCAACGTCTTTGCGAGTCTTAACCTCCGCGATCTGTATTGAGTTCGGTGCATCCTTGATTGAAAGCAGTCCCGCCTCTGCTGAAATGATCAGCGTTGGCTCGTTCGCCGTCGCACAAAGGACGGTCTTACCGGCCCCGGCAGGGCCGTAGACCAGCATCTTCAGACCTTGCTTCTGGACTGCCTCCGAAGGGTTGATAAATTTTATTGCCATAAGGCTCTCCTTGCGTTTTGTTGGATGAAGACTATAGTGCGCCTTAACTTTTCAGGCAAGCCTTAAAGTCAAAGCCAAGAAAAACCGGCGAGATTGCCGGTTTCTCAAGTGGTTAAAGGTGGTTAATTGCCGTTCGATGCTCTCTTGAGTTCTTCCGCAATCTTGATTGCAGTCGCATTTTCAGCTCGAAGTTCGTCAATCTGAGATAGCACTTGGTCTTTCTGTGCTTGAGTCAATCCGTTCAAAACATCAGTGCTAGATCGCTGTGTGCCGAAGCGCAACCACTCGACACTCACCTCAAGTTCTTTGGCAAGCCGGTCAAAGTTCGATGCGCTTGTCTCATCGATTTCACCGGTTGTCCATTGCGCCGCTGTCGTGATCGACACACCGCACCGTTTCGCAAGTTCAGTTTTCGTTATGCCAAGGGCGCGACGGCGCTCCTCGACACGCTCGTTCCAGGTGTTGCTCATTTCAACCCCCCGAAAGAGTTTAATAATTTGTCCCATAATTTTTCTCTTTGTCGTTCTACTTTTGGCTTGGTCATTTTCTCTTCTCCGTGGCTCATACGATGAGCCAGTAAAGTTTGTTTAAAGCCGGTTTCTTCGGCTTCATTTTCAAACAAATTCACTAAGCGTCCACCAATGTGGCGCGCCAAGAGTGTTAAACCCGTCATAAATGTTGTCGTGTTCTCGATAAAGCCACTCTGATTCTAAAAAATGTGCTGGCGTCCAACCGCCAAGTGATCGGCTGATCCACAACGCGCCCCAACGAACTGCCTCGTAGGACGCGCAAGAAGTGCCATTTCTGTGATTGTCCATGTGATTGCCGACTGGCGCACCACTGAATCGCGACCATTGATCTTGCATTTCACGTGTCGTCAAGTGACCGCACCATCCGGTGCGAATGTCCTCAATGGTTGCGCGACCGACAGCGGTTGTGTTGCCTTTCGAACATCCGAGCGGAGCGGGGCAATGATTCCTCGCCCACGAGCCTTTGAATGTGTGATTGCTGTTCGCAACCATGAATTCGGGAATCCATTCCTCAAGAGGGTTTTTGATTAATCTATTCATAAGGCAAGCCTAACACATATCAGGCAGAATGTTTCAACAAAAAGATAGGTTGTTAAATAATTCAGGCTGACCTAAAATAATCCGATGAATTCAGACAGTAAAACACCAAGCGCCAACGAAATCATCGACCGAATTGGCGGGACTGGAGCCACAGCAACACTGTGCGAGATCAAACCCGGCTCAGTCTCTGAGTGGCGACATAAGGGCATCCCCAAGGCGCGGATGCAGTTTCTCCGCTTGGCTCGACCAGATATTTTTGAAGAACAAACCGCCAGCCGTGAGGCGTAAAACCGGCATCTCCTCCTCCTTATTACCCGCCCTTCGGGGCGGGATTTTTTTAGGTTGTGGAGTTGTGGAAGTTATTGGAGGGCATCGCAGTGACTGATCCAATCGATCTTTTGTTACCAAAGTTAGAGAACGTAAAGGGTTCTCATGGCCGGTACACCGCAAGGTGTCCGGCGCATGATGACCGAGGGCCGTCACTGTCGGTGTCTGAGACAGATGACAAGATGCTTTTGATTCATTGCTTCGCCGGATGCGGAGCATCCGAAGTAGTCGAAGCCGTGGGACTCCAGATGTCTGATCTATTTCCAAGAGATGAGTTCATCCAGATGAGGCGGTATGACAAGAAGCCGCGAGAGAACTACCGGGCGCTGATCGTTCGCGCCAGACACGCGGCGATCTTAGTGAATGTGTTTGCCGCTCAGATCATCAAGGACAAGAGGTGGCACAACTATCCGGGGCTTTGCGAGGAGGAGCGGATCATCTTTGAACGAGCGTGTTTTGATCTGAGGAAGATCATCGATGCCTAGACTAGATCAACAGGTCGCAGAACTCGATGATTACTACGCCTCACTGGTAGATGAG